AATCCTCGATTATCATAATGCGTAAAGTTGGGATAAGAACCCAAACCGCCCTCTTCCATTTTACCCTCGTCTATAAGCTTAGAAATAGCCGCGTGAACCTCTTTCGGGCTAAAGTCATCGCAAACAATATCCGCTGCCCATCCTTTAACGTGTTGAGACTTGCCGGAACGCTTTTGTTTTAATTCCCAAAATAACGGACGGTAAGCAATGTTTATGTTTATAGGTGAATCCAAGTATTCCCTTAACACTTGGAGGTTCTTAGCAAGCTTCTTAATCCTTGGTAGTATCTCATCCTCTTCTAATCGGAAAGCCTCTAATACGCGGTCTTGCATATCAGGTGAATAAAAGTCCGAAATGATAAACTCGCGGAGTATAAAATTCTTTTCTAGTCTAGTAAGTAAGTCCGTCATTATCTTAAATTAGTAAATGATTTCACAAATCCGAAAAACTGCGCGCCTAAATAAAAGGCCAAGCCAAACCACGGATGAATTAAAGTTAGTAAAGCAACTACGGAGATTAAGCTAAGGAACTGGAAAAAATGCTCGGCATCAGTTACCCAAACCAGAACAGAACCAAATACCCATTTAGGTAATTTACCGCCCCATTCATGCTTATTAGTCCAACTCTTAGGCGTATTCCACCAATCGGGCATACCTTTAAAATTTCCTTCTTTAGCGTGTTCTGAAAGCTCGCGAAAGGCAGCAAAGAAAAAAGCTAGTATAGCGATGTAGTAAATCATTCAGTAAACCATGAATTAGTTAATACTTGCGAAGTTTTACCCTCGATAATATACTTAGGACTAACCGCTACCGCCCACTTATTTAAGGTAGGGTGTTTAATAGGTGTTGACCAGTTCTGAGTAGTTACAAATTTATGCTTTGCGGTTGCTTCAATATCATAATCTAAAGCGGCTTGTTCTGTGGTAAAAACGTAGTACTTCATATTAGTAGATTGAGTAGTATTCGTTTCTGTTAGCTCTAATATCTGAGGCTTCTGCCGACTTATCCGAATCAAAAGCGATAATGCTTTGCAAAGCCCCATCAATAGAATTAATACCTATGTTTGTGCCGATTGTGTTTAGGGAGAACACCCCACTTGCGCCCGCTACGGTAGAACCATAAGTTACATTATTGCTAGTTACATTTAGGTTATTACTACCATCTCTTTGCCAATCGAATAAGTACTGCGCCCCAAAAGGATTAGTCCCAAATGTTTGATTGTTATTACTGTCTATTTTAAATCTAGTTAAACCATTGAAGATTAAAATTGCATCATCATTAGCCGTTGAACCACCTAATAAACCATAGGCATTAGTTCCTGCGATATTGAAAATGGACAAGAAGTAAAACTCATCCGTTAACGTAATTGTACTCGCTAAATCTAATTTCTGATTGGTTGCGTTAAATTTAAGCGCGGGTAATCCGTTCTCCGTGTAAAGTGTTCCCTTATCTACTATTAAAGGCTGTAAGGTAGCAGTAGTTTGATTTGCATCTGCTCCACTTCCTTGGTTGTAAAAAGTCCTTACCGCACCATCTGCTGTTTGCTGAATAGAACTAAACTCACTAATAGAAAGTGTAGGACTTCCCACGGTATTTATTCCTAAAATAGCATTACTAGAGCCACCTACAATGGTAACCGTATAAGTCCCCGCTGCGGAATAATCTATACTTTGCGTACCACCTGCATAAACTCTAACCGACCCCGAAGTATAAGAACTAATTGTAAAAGTTACCTCATACTCTATGCCCGCTTCGCTTACATCTTGCCGAATTGCAAAACCCGAAGCGGCTGTTAAATCAAAGGCTTCTGTACCCGCGTTATAAGCTACACCTGTTCCTAAAGTCCATCCCGTTGCACTCGTTATATCAGGATTAACCATTACCTCGTTTAAAAGGCCATTAACCCAAGCTGTAACCGCACCCGACAATATATCGCTAGGCTTAAAATCTGCCTCAGCATCATCGCTAGACCTTCTAACTCGTAATACATTAGGATTACCACCTAAGTCGCTTAAATCAAAAGCAGCGGTTGGTGTACCGAAAATACTTTTAAATGTAGGCGCAATATTAATAAGGCTACGATATTGCAACCCTAATCCTAAACCTAACATTACGATAAATAATAAGCGATTGCACTTCCTGAGCTTACCGATACCGCGCTCCACCTGCCATAGTAATATCCAGCGGGTAAAGTTTTAGCCGTAAAATTATCACCCTTGCCGCAATTATTAGTCGAGGTTAATACTGATTCTTCAAGTAAATGGATTACACCAAATAAAACACCCGCCGCCGTCGGTGTTCCTGATATTTCCTTAACTCCGTTTTGGCCTAAAGTCTGGCCATTAAAATTCCTTTGCTGCGTTAAGTCGTTATCTGCCATTATATTTATGTATTTTATTCAGTTTCAAAGACAAAGATAATATTTGTAAAGTTTAAGGTGTTTAATACCAATTACCATTTAAGGCCCTTAAAAATACAACGGAATTAGCGCCGTTAATCTCTAAATCAGCGGCCCCGCGAATTAAACCCGCCGCAGGCGTTACACTAATATTATCACCAGTAGTAAAACTACCATCTAAGCGCAGTTCAATCAAACCTCCATCCATTGTTGAAGGGTCTGGTATTTCCGTATCATGTGCGCCGTTCCCGCCTGACCATGTATAAAGCACTATTGTACTATCCACATCTAAAGAGTTACTACTACCTGCACTAGCATCCACTAAAACGTAATTATTCCTTTGTCCCGTAGCCATTAAATAAGGTTGCGGTGATACTATTTGTCCGTCATCTAAAACCAGGCCTCCAAAAATATTAGGGCCAAAGTTTAAATTACCAAGTGTATTTACACCCCCAAATTTAAAAAAGCCATTAGACCCTATTGCAAAATTTGTAAGTATTGGATTTCGCTCAGTTGCGACATTGGTTCCCTCGGTGGTCACTCCTATCTTATACCATGAGCCATTAACCCTATTAGACCCCGCATTAAATGAGTAATTTGTAGCAATCCATAAAGTAGAATCAAAAACAATGGCATACATATATCCTAATCCAGTCATTACAGTACCATCATAACGCTGTATTACTTGCTTTTGTATTTCTAGTCGCTGCTTAACTAATAACGCTCCTAATGCAATATCCTCACTACCATTCCCTATCCGCCAATTATTACAAGCTTCAAAGTTTCCCGCCGTTGGTTCGATTATAATACTACCCGTTTGAAGTGATCCGTCTCGGATTTCTAATTTACCATAATCGTATATTTGATTATCTGCAATATTTGTATTTGAGTTTTCAATAGTGATAATCCTAACTGTATTACCGCGATCAAAAAAAGTGCTTAAAGTGAAGTCTATTTGTCCTAACCAATTACTAGGATTAACCACGGAAAACGGAGTTATGCTAGTATAGGTATTTGGTAAGGCTGTTAATTTTTGCAGCCTATAAGTTGACATAGTAACTGTTACATTACCCGTCGCGGGTATTGGTGGTGTTTGGATTCTTTGTGTCACATTATCAGCGGGCCTTAATCGGATAGTACCTGAGTTTAATACTGGTACATTGATTAATTTATTTGCTCCGATAATTATAAATGAAGTTACGGACGTAACCCAATTGGATCCGTCAAAATAGTAATCCGTTGCGCTATTAAGGTCGTTTAGTTTTATTTGGCAAGTGAATATAGGTCTTATCCCAACGTACCCTAAAACAGCGCTAGGCCCGTAGGAAATAACATCACTAGAACTATAATCGTAATCTACCGATACATTGAAATCTGCATTAATAACAAAGGACTGAACTACATTACCAACCGCTATAATATTACCTATGCTTTGGTCGAAATATCCATATTCCTTAACCGTACTTGCGGTGTAGCCAATAGTAGGCAAACTTGCTAGATTCTCAAAATTAGACCCGTAAGCATCCATTTCTACGGATACAGATTTGAGAGCAGGAAAGTAATTAAATACATTCTTTGCTAATCTTGCCCCGTCCACATCTTGAGATATAGTTTGTCCTAGATTAATTAGCCCCGCCGTTAATTGAGTTCCGGACTTATCATAAAAAACTTGCTTTACATTTTGCGTAGCTCTCAATGGTATTTGTTCAAAAACATAATGACCATTAGCCATGTAAATACGCGATAAATACGTTTTTGCAATTTGTGTTAAAACCTCAAAGCATGATAAAAATTCCAGCTCTAAAAAATTATCATTTCTATCTACCCTCTTCACCCATGCTCTAATGTCAAAAAGCTGAGTATCTAAAGGGTCTAATAGTAGTCCGTAGGTTTGGTCATCTTCCCACCAATTAACGGACGTTACAAGATAGCTATCGCTTACCCCCCAAAAATCTGTACTTATTCCTTTACTTAAAGCATTACGGATAATATCAATAACCTTAGTATGTAGTGGCTCGGTTGTGTTTTCGGTATTGTTAAAATCGTATTTTACTGTTTGCAAATACGCTAATCCATCTAAAGCGGTAAATTGAACCACGGTAGGGTTGCTTTGATCTATAATTTGTATTTGGTCTTGTAGTAAAATCCCGCGCCAATAATCGTAATATCCTGCACCCGTATCTCTCTCAACTAATACTAAATACTGGTTGCTTTGCTGATATTCCAAAACATCGGCAATAATATCTTCGATCGATTGGCTATCCTGAATAATGTAGAAATCTAAAACACTAGGACATAAGCGGCTAGATATGTCATCGGTTGTAGGTTGATATCTTAAATCAAATAAAGATGCCTCTAAAGTTGCGGTAATTACCGACCCTGCAAAAGCATTCTCAAAAATTGTTATTCTGTAATTATCTCCAGATAAATTACCACCCTCAGCTTGTAATAATGCCCCGTATGCCATATTAAAATCCTCTTTCTCGTATTCTGTTTATCTCGCTTCTTTCGTTGCTTAAAACTATGTCATTTCCTTTTATTCGACCCGTAACATTGATATTCATGTTCTTATTACTAGATCCACTTGCACCGCTTAAATTACTAGTACTTAATCCAAGTCCTGACATATTCCCAAATCCAGCCGTAAACAATTGGCTAAAAGTCGCGCCTTTCGCTAATCCAAAACCGCCCATTCCAAAACTAGCCATAATAACCGACAAAGCAAAGGCCGCAGCAGCCGCCGCTAGTAGTTGCTTAATTACATCTTCTAGCATTTTCCCTAGTACATCTCCAAAGTCGGCCCCTTCGTCCATGCTTTGACGGAAAGCATTAGTTAAAGATGCACCAAAAAACATAGATGCGCTTGAAAGGTTTTGTAAGTCCGTTTGTCTCTTTGCGAAAAATTCAGCACTTGCCGCATCTAGGTTTTGAATACCCGCCAAATCTTGATCTATAAAGGCTTGTAATCCTGCTAAATCTTCGGGTGTTACGTTTGCTAGTGCATTACCTGGGCCTGTTATTGTTCCGTTGTTTAAACCTACTAAACCAGCATCTAAACGCATTAGCTTTTCTTGGGCTAAAGTTGCTTTTTTCAATGCGTCCTCAACCGATAGAATTGCTTTCGCCTCCTTTTCCGTTTCCGTGTTTTTGGTTTGCATTTCCTTTATCACTTTAGGTAAAGCGTCTAAAGTCTTTTGCAATCCTTCTATATATCCTTTTTGAGCTATTAAGCGACTTTTATCGCCTCCTAGCTTCATTCCTTCAATTGCCTTTAATCCTTCTTTAGCCTTTGCTAAATCTTGACTAATTACTAAAAAAGCACGACTTTGTGCATATTTATCACCAGAGTCTATTAAGGCTTGTATTTGATTTCGGGCATCATTTGAACCCGACTCCATAGCCTTATTAAAAGTTTCGCCCGCCTCAGCGGTTAATGATCCGACTTCAATAAGGTTTTGTAAAGCCTTTAAAAAGTCTGGCAAATCTGATAAAAACCCGCCAGCTTCATTAATAAGCTTTTTACCTATTGAAATTTTAAGGTTATCAAATTCAGCGGCTAATCGTTGTACCTCATCGGCTGAACTTTTAACCTCTTCGCCCATCTTGCCCATTTCCTCCTGAGCAATACGGCCTACAATTTCTGTAATATCTCCAACGGTAGCAGATTCTACTCCCACCCCTTTTAACTCTTCGCGTAATCTAACCGCACTAATACCCAAGTTATCGAGAATAAGTGGAGATTTTCTACCAATACCCGTTACAATAGAGTTAACTAAGTAATCTACGCTTTCGCCCGTTTCTTTAGCCCTGCGTCTTGCAAACTCGAATAAGCTTGCTAACTTTTCAACAGGTATTTGAAAGTTTGAGGCTTGTACAGCCGCCTTCATTAAATCTAATTGGCTTACCGTCCCCGCCGTGGCTTTTTGCAAGTCGTCAAAAACCTTCTTACTGCCAATACGATTAAATGCGTTTTCAATACCTTCTAGGCTTGCGGCCATTAAAAAGGATTCCTTAGCAAATGCGGCAATAGCTTGAACGGAGAAAGCCGCTGCCATGCTATAAGCGATATTATTTAATCCAGTAGTCCAAGATGACTCAACTTTAGCACTAGATTGTTTTGCGCTACTTTCGACTCCCTTATTAGTTTTATCAAACTTGCCTCCTAAATCTTTGAGCGCCTTATCTAACTTGGTTAGAGTTGCTCCGATGTCTACGTTTAAATCGCCCGTTGTATTTGCCATTTTACTTATTAGTTTTATTCAGCTTTGCCGCTAAAGTCCTTAGCCTTTCGTGTACTTCGTTATCTTGGTGAATTACTTTAGGTTTTAAAGCGTCAATTATTGGTAATCTACGGATGTCCTCAGGTTTCTTTGGCCCCTTATTAGTATTGACCTTTATTGTAATAAAAATAAGGTCTCTTATCCGTTCCCATTGCCTTTCCTCGCGAAGTAAAAAGCCGCGATAAAGTCTATCAAACTCTCGCGGCTTCATCTCAAAATAATCCCTCTCTCGCAAACTTATCTCCGCTGCTAAATCTAGCAGGTCGTCAAAGTATATTTCTACTTTTTCGGATACACTTTTTTTTTATCACTATCTACCCTATCCTCTTTGTGAGGTTTTGGCATTGCGTCGTGGGTCTCTGTTAAAATAACAATTGCAACCTCTGGACTATTTACAAGCTCCTTTAAAATATCTTCCTCGGATAAATCAAAGTCTTTATTAGAAGATTTCAAGCAAGCAAAACAAAGTCGGGCTAATTTCTTATGAGTAGAAATTTTAGCCTCGTTTTTACCTTGCATCACCTCGCTGATTTCGTTTAAGTCCTCAGCTACATCGCTATACTTATCCAAACCAGCAATATCACCGTATAAATGCAGAACGTAATTATTAAACTCTACATTATAGGTTTTGCCATTAATCTCTAATTGCTTCATAAATTAGGTAATAGTAATCTCAGTTACTGCACCGCTTTTTTGAAATTCGCAAGTAAAAGTACCAGCTTCGTTTTTAGCCCCGCTAAGTTCTAGGTTCATAATTAACCCGTTTAACTGATAAGCCTTGGCTCCAATACTCTCAAGTCCAAAGATTAAAGTAGCGGCGGCCTTACCCGTTGCGGCTGCAAATAAATCACTAAATGAATAAGTCGCAGCGGGATCGTAAAGACCCTCCAAAGATATAGTAGCGTCATCTTCGCCCGCTATATATTCCTTATGCCCTGCACTATCTTTAGTAGTAACATCAATCATATCAATAGACAAGCTAAAGGTATGATTGGTAGTAGCGTTAATGGTTGTACCTCCAATTTGAAGTAATACCGATGTTCCGTTAGTAACTGCCATTTCTATTTATTAAAGTTGCTCAATTTCAAGGTTAAAAGTAATAACGGCCCTTTGTTCGTTTCCATTCGGGAAAAAACCGCCCGCATCTATCACATTTTGCGTGTAAAGATAAGTATTATTAAATGTAGGTGATAAATCTAAGGTGCTTGTAACAGTTGGGTTTATCAACTCTTGCACCTTGCTAACCATGTCCTTAAAAAACTTCGCACTTCCTCCTTGGTCTAGTTGGTAGTTTACAACCTGGACTTGTAAATTACACGAACTTAAAAATCTATCCTTTGTGCTGTCATCCGAGTATTGGAAATCTCCAATGTATACGTATCCCGTTTCCACGGAATCAGGAACCACTTGATAAACGGGCCATGTAATCCCTGAAACAGTCACGTTATTATTTAGTAGGGCATAAACCGCCTGAGCTACTTTATTGCTAGGATCTTTCATATTTCGGGAAATAAATGTTTTACAAGGTTGTAACTCGCTTTCGGGTGATTGTCGGCAAAGTGTTCAAAGCTCCAAATATTAGTGTCCGACTTGACATCTAAAACGCAATACTTAGGAATCTCTAAAACCTCTGGACTAATCCCAATTGTAGCTAGATTTGATTGGCTAGTCATATCAAGGCCGCGATTTATTCCATCGGGCCAAAGTTTATAATTTAGTTTCTCGATTGCCTCGCGCGATATAAATCGACCCGCGCCAATAAGATTATTTGATTGTGTGGTAAGATGAAAACTACAAGCTTCTTGTTTCTTTGGTTCGCAAAATAGTAGCTTATCAACTCCAAATAGTTGTTTGCCTTCTACCATTGCCGCTAAAGCATATTCCAAATATTCGTTTGTAATAAGGTCGTCCGATCCTAATTGTAATATGTAATCAAAGTCAATATCTTTTAAAGCCATTGCGCCCGCGTTATGCTTCAATCCTAAAGGTTTATTATCACAATAGGTGTATTGATAACCAAAAGAATCAATAAGGTCTCTATCAGCCTTATTTGATACCATGCAGAAAGGAATAATTTCAATAGCATCAGGCCAATAGTTTTTAATTCTATCAATCCCTTGATGCCATATCTTTACAATATCATGCCTACCCCATATCGGAGTAAATACGACTACCTTAAATTTAGAATTTACGCCCACTTACTCGGATTGTGTTTCTTAGTTGTTTCATTAGTCGCGGTGCTTCCTCGTTTACACTTGGAAATAAAAAGGGTTTCGGTTGTAGGTTCACTTGCTTAATTCCTTGGCCTTTAAATTGGGCTGCGTATGTCTCAGGAAAACCCGCGTCTGTTAATTCGGTAAGGTTCACTTTTTTACCCGTCCCAAACTCCATGTAAGGCGCGTATTTAGCTTTTACGTTTACATTCCAAAGTAAGCCATTTGGCCTAATCTTACGGATATTAATATCCCCGCGTAAACGTCCACCATCGACGGGTGCGCGCCTAATTGCCCCGTTGCGAATCTCTAAAGCGCTTTCGGCTAAATCATCAGCTACGGACTTATTAAGTTCTGCCCCCGCTTTTTTAAACCGTGATACAAGTGCATTAATATCTACTTGCTGAATCTTTGCCGTTATCATTTCCCCGTCGTATAAGCTAGGATTTCAACGATACTCTCATTATTGCTTAATATCCTATGGATCGTTAAAACTAAGCCTTGGTAAATTATCCGGTACTTCGTTTCGTAATTAGTAGTGTCCTCATTTCGGAACCTTAAACGAATCTTAAAGGCTCGATTATAATTCACTTGTCCAAACCTTTCGGCTCTATCTCCTGACATTTCTATTACCTCAGCATAACTAGCAAATTCCTGACTCCATGTAAGTATCTGACCACCCTGGCCATCACTTACCGCGCTTGCCGTTTCAAAGCTTACTCGGTCCCTGAATGATCCTATGTTTATACCCTTTGGCATTATATAAAGGTTTTGCGATATACGTTTAGAATCCGTTTAACATCAAAAGGCAATGCACTAATGCTAACATCTACCGCGCTATCTTGTCTATTTTCGTATAGTTCGCCCGCTAGTTTACAAATGGCATCTTTGATAGGTTCATCAATAGCATCATTAAATGCGGTATACTCGACAATGTAACCAACACCAACACTACCCGCTAGATTTAAAGCAATCGGTACTGTTATAGTCTTTTCATCCAGTCCCGTGGTGGTGAAATCAGTAGTTGCTGTTTCCGTACCATCTACCGCTACAATTTTAACTGCCGTAACCTCTGTTACTGGACTTATAGGTAGTTCTAGTTTATAGTAGTAGTTTACCACGTCCCACTCTTCAAAAGAATAGAAATACGCTTTGTAATTCTTACTAACTAAAGCTTGTTCAATGTACTTTTCAACTAATTGCCTTGCTGACTTCAAAACAGATGTAATAGTGTCGTCATCCGTATCAAATCCAATACGCAAATAGTTCTTCAGGTAAGCCGTTGTAACTGGCTCGGCCCCTGTTTCGCTTACAATCTTGTTTTGAATTAGCATCTATTTTCCTTTTACGTTTTTGCGCTTTTTTGCGGGTACTACATCCTTTGGCTTTCCTTGGTCTTTTGGCTTTTCAATCTTGGGACTTTCGATATATTCCGAAACCATTCCCAAGTCCTTTAACCATTTGCCATTATAGCTAGATGTGGTGTAAATCTCGCCCTTTGCGCGCTTGATATGATCCCTATCTAAATGAGTGCGAATAACTTTAACTTGCATATTCTTGATTTATACAAAGATAACAAAAAAGCCCCGCATGATGCGAGGCTTTAATTTATGGGAATTAACTACTAGCTAATTGCAGTAATTACGTCGGCAAATGAATCGTAGAAGATTGCATTTTGATAAGGCTTAGCTAAGGCAATTCTTTCCTCAATTACGATTGTAATTAAGTTTTTAATCGCGTTATCTTGATCTTGATCGTAGAAACGAACACTAGGAGCATCACGTTGTAACATTAACGCGGCTTTAGCCATGTTAGCTACAACTACGTCACCAGCGGTTACAGCAGTACTCAACCCTACTACAATACCATTGATAACCAAACGGCCATCAGTAGTGAAGTTAACGCGGTTTAAGTAGTTACCCGCTGACTCTTTCAATACTTGAATACCATACACATCGGCAGGATTCATTATGATAGTGTCGGCCATGTAGTTTACTTGCGCTAATGCTTCCATTGCAGCAATTAAGGCATCTACTTTTTGAGGGTTTTGCACACCTGTTAAGGTAGTACTAGCAGCGGTTAATGCACCACCAACGGTTAAACCTTCCAATTGAGTAGGAGTACCTGAGCCTGTTCCGTAAAGTAATTGTTGATCTTCTTTATCATAAAGATCTTCAATACCTTGGAAAGTAAGGAAAGCAGAAAGACCTTGTAAGTCATTTACCATTTCCTCAGATACGCGCATATTGTGGGCAATCTTACGCGCAGGAGCTGTCTTTAGGATAATATCTTTGTCAGTAGTTGGTTTAGTACCACCTTCATCAACATTATTAGCACCACCTTCACCACCTGACTGAACCACGTAGTTAATCGCGCTTCCTGTCATTGATCCCGTAGGAATAAAATTACGGATGCGGGTATTTCTACGCTCAGTTCCAAAGATGCCAGGTAGATAGGCGTTGTTTACTACGTTTCCAGTGGTGTTAGATCCAAAGGTCATAGTACCAGCCGCTTTCAATGAAAACTCTTTACTCGGTGCGCCGTTTTTGAAACTACCTTTTTCAGCCCAACTTTTGAAAGCCTCTGATTCAGCTTCTAAGTTTTCGGCTAGGATTTCATGCAAACTCTTAACAATAGAGTTTTTAGCGTTCATTCCCGATTTCTCTAAAGTCTTTAGTTTGGTTTCAACCGCATCTAATTGCTTTTGACGCTCACCGCCTTCTTCTTTTACCTTGCCGGTATAATCAGATAACTGTCTTTCAAGTTCTGATTTAAGTTCCTTTAAACGTCCCTCGTTTTTTTCGGTTACGTTCTTTTCGATTTCAGAGATTTTGTCTTTAAGACCGCTCTCCATGCTTTTTAATTGATCGTTGATTTCCACGATAATAAAATTTAAGTTAGACTAATTGTGTATAGAGTGAGCGGCTTATCTTGTTTTGGAGTGACTTTCATCGGCTCTTTAATAAGTGCTTCGTATTTACTTTTGATTCTTGTTAGCTCGATTTCTAATAGGGTAAAGGTTTCGTCCGTTAATCCTTGGCCTTTACTAATTACCCTTGTAACTTTATCCATGCGAGTAGATAAGTCGGCTAACATCTTGACTTTGTCCTCGCTTTTAATTTCGCTTATTGGCGTTTCGGAATTAGCCCCAAACACTAAAACGGAACCCTCCATAAGTTTTACTTCTCGGACTTCGTTATATTGCGCTTGGTCATTCCATTGCTCTTTATCCCAAATCCTGCGATAACCAATTGAATGCTCATTTAAAAGACCTTCCTGAATCTGAATTAAGGTATCTCTACCATCCGCGCTCTGGCTCATCTTGGCCACATAGCGCAAACCTTTGTTATCCTCCTCTAATTCAGTAAAACGGCCTACGGGTCTATCCGTGTTATGACTGCGCAAAAATGCAATCTTTCTATTTCCAGATGACAATGGCCCGCGCTCTTGGATTGACTTAGCAAAGGCCCCACGCATCAACATATCCTGATCGCTGTCGACTACATCCCATGCAGATAAATAGCCGCTTACCGTGTTTTTGGTAAGGTCTATATCTACAATCTGGTTTTCGCCTTTAAAGTCAAATTCCTTGAACATCAAATAATCTTTGTTAGCAAAAATACAACACTATTTTTTTGAGTGTATTTTATTTAACTTTGAAAAAAAAGGAATGAATACTAGCGCTTTAATAGAAATGTACTGCAATGAGATAAGAGCAAAGTTTTTATCTAATCGAAAAATGGGCTATCAACGAAAGGTAGCCTACTCTATTAAAAGAGTAAAGGAACTAAATGATAAATACGGCGCTAATATTAGTGATGGATTTATACTAAAAGTCCTTGACCTTCACCACCCGCCGCTATTGGAACCTGACGACGAACAAATTGCATAACGCAACGGCAATTAATTACATTCTCCGCGCTTCCTCTTGGGTCTCCTGGTTTGCTTAATTCTTGTCCGTCCACGATAAAAGGCTTATCCATATCAACCATTTGACCATTAGCCTCTCTATGTGCTAATCTTTCGCGTCCGTCTAATCTTGCCGTCCATACCTTGACTAAATCTAATCCAGTACTCTTTGCAGCAAAATAAGATCCCTCGTTACTTGCTGAAAGTATTTCAGTTCGTGCTATTGTTTCTGCTCTGTATAGTGTTTTCCTCCACTCTTTCGGGATTTCAGTATTGAGTAGATTAATTGTATCGGGAATTGATAAACCGCGTTCTAAGGCTTCGCTAGTGATGTTTTGAACTATTCGCATCCATTCCTTTTGGCTCGTTCCTGTTATAGTCACAATCCTATCCCCGACATTATTAAGAATCCAGCTATCTAATTGCGTTTCCCATAGATACACAAAGCTATCAGGACTTGTAAATAAACCATCTTCCATTGGTGGGTCAAATTCCTTTTGCACTAATTCGCCCGCGCTTTTAAGTTGATCCATTGTTACGACCATAAATTGAACTGGAACGCGGGTATATAAGTCATGGAATACCTTTTTAATAGGCTCCATGTTTATCTTATTACTTAGCTGCTCGACCTGCTTAGGATTGGTCATAAGCGGAATTAAAGAATAAACTTGCTGTAATTGCTCGTTTAAAGCTTTCTCAAATTCCTTTTGATAGAACCTTTCAAATACTCGCTTTTGTCTATCTATCCTTGTCCAATTTCGCCTCGCGCTGCTCATGTAGAATTTGTTTAAGGAGTTTTATTACCTCGTCAATACGGAATAGCCAAGCGCCTAATAAACGGCCTATAAGCAAAAGAAAAGCGGCTGCAAAAATTATTATGATTACATACATGGTAGAGACTAATTAAGTTTATTAAAATCAATGTATTTTTGAAAAGCTTCGGTATAATTTTCAACCTCATCTTTTTCTTTCAAAAGATCGTTTAAAATAGTGCTTAATGGAGCTGACCAAATAATACCATTATATTTTACTGCATCGGCTAATAACTTGTTTTGATCCGTTTCGCCTCTCCTAATGTTTTTTATTGTCCAAGTGTAGGACTGATTCAGTGTATCATCTTTTACTAAACCGCAATTGACTGGTAATTTATTGGTTGATACTTCACCTATGCACTTATCACCGACATAGACCATTAATTTGATTTCACTCATTGTTTTGGTTATTTACACCAAACTTACTGAATATTTTCCGTACTACCATCTTGCGGTAATAGATTCGCAGGGATGTGAAACACGTCCATTGTCGAATCTGCTTTATATCCCATTGCTTCGCGCTTTTCATTTTCCTTTAACCAATAAGCGCGGGATAACCATTCGGACATCTCTTTTAGGTCGGCTTGTAGTTCGGGGATGTTAGACTTTACAATTCGTATTTGTAAATTCTTTCCGTAGGCGGGCATTACGTGCCTGTTAAATTCATCCGCGAAACCTTGCACCTCTGGAAGTACCCCGTCAATGAAACTAACCTTTCTCGCCTCCTTCATGTTGTTAAATGAACTTGCCTGTTTAGCTCCAAATAAAGCAGGGTCAACATGAAAAACGGTACAAAGTTCCTCGCGTGTCATTCTCGCGTCCTCAATCAAAGCAAGGTCAACGGGATTAGCCCCAAAATTAATATAACCGTAGTCTCCTATGGTATTAATGATGCGGCCCTTGTTATCCGTACCTCTTACTTTGCGATCTAGTTGGTATTGTGCTTTCTTGCGCTGTTCGTCCGTAATATCTCGCGCTAGTTCCGTATCTTTTTGGAATAAGACCCCAAGCGCCCCCATATTATCAAAGCTTGACTTTGCCGCCGCGTTATTGCTATTTGATTTTTGTATTAATCTCCAGGCCGCTTGCATTGGTGAAACTCCGTAAACGTAGCTAGAATAGTCAGCATCATAATTGGCATATCGTGAGTGCATTACCTCGTTGGCTTCAAACTTGCTATCAATTACGGGCGTATGCCTTACGATATAACCGCCAATAGGATTAAAGTCTGAACCCGTCACAATTTCTGTAATAGGTGCGGGTAGTACGTGCATCTCATTTAGTTTACCCTTATTTACTCCGTTCTCAATGAAAGGTGTATAAATGTAGCTATTGCCGTCAATAAACTTAAACCCGTAGAACTGCTCGAAAAATTCTTGCTTCCCTTGCCACTTGTTCGGATTCTCTAAAAGATCAAGTACCGGATGGTCTTCAATTACCTTGTATTTACCACCTTTTAAATATTCCACTACCTCAAAGTCAATCATTGCGCACTTTTGCGCTTTCCATTGGATAATAGCGTAAACGAGCTGATTAATGTTATAACCATTCGTTACATATTGAGTAGTATTTGCTTCCTTCCAAATTGGGACCTTACTACCAAGATATTGATAAATTGCCCGCGCTACCTTTTTACTCGGATCGGTTAATTCTTTGACTACTTCGTCCTTATTAACTTGCTTTTTGAAAATATTATCAAATAGACCCATATTTTAATCGAAATAAAATTGCACTTTCTTTTTTACGCTATTCTCTACCACTCCTGTCAAAGCATCGGGTCCGTCATCGTGTTTGTTCTTGCCCTTTGCCATGTATCTCTTAATTGCCTCGCTAAACTCATACCATCGCGTTTCCCAGTCCTGAGGATACCTAACAAAATTTTGAACATTTGCACTTTGGCTAAATATCCGAGATTCTTTGTTACTGGATTGGTGGAACCATTTAATACTACACCGCACCCGACCCTCATTTAACATCCTTTCGACATTTCGCGCAAATCCCCGCCCGCCGTTATTACTTTCGATTCTAGCTAAAGAAACTTCGTACTTTTCAAGCTGAGCCGCTACCATGCGCTCCGTGTCCTCCATTGGTTTTTGAGTGTAAACCACGTCTAAGAGATAAACTAATTCATCTTTAACGAGATATACAATTGAGCAAAGATAATCTTTCCCCGTGTCGGCGGTATCTATGTATGCTTCAATCTTGTAACGTCCGTCCGTTGGTAAATCTGAGTATTTACGGAACTCGGAATATAAAACACCTTCGCGCGGTGCGGGATTCTGCATATACTGCCTATCGAAGTTAGTGGGGTTTGCCTTTCGCATCTTTTGCAAGTCCTCGATAGTATGCTTGTGAGGCCATAAAGCGGTGCCGTCCTCTTTAATTACTGGAATCTTTATTACTTCCCAGTCGTCCGTATCTTCTTCGATTAGATAGCCGCATAAGTCCTCAGGGTGTAATCGTTGCATAATTACGATAATAGGAGTATCCCGACTATTTACACGGTTCTTTATGGTACTATCATAACGTTGATTTATACGCTCTCTTATAGTTTGGCTTTCCGCGTCGTCTGGTTTAATTGGATCGTCTATAATTATAGCCCCATCAAACTTGCCACTAGGCTGAATTGAACCCGCGCCAAACCCTGTAATTTGTCCACCCGTCGAAGTAGCATAAACCCCACCGCCTTGAGTAGTGTACCATTTGTTTTTTGCGTTGCTGTCCTTCTTTATCTGAACGTGGGGAAATAGATCTTTATATTCCGCTGAGGTAATTATATCTCGGACGGCCTCGGAATTATCAAGGGCTAAACTATCTGAATAGCTGAGGTGAATAAATGCGGCCCCTTCGTTATTTGCTAAGCACCAGGCAATAAAATTCTTAACGGCTATTTGTGTCTTTCCGTATCGCGGCCCTATGTTTATCAATAGCCTTTTAACCTCTCCACTATAAACCCGCATCAAAGCCTCAACAATAACTCGGTGATGGTCGGCAATGATAAAAGGCTCATTATGTAGCTTTCTATGGAAATACTGATTAAAACGCAAAAAAGAGGCCGTTAAAACCTCTCTGTAAATTACTATGTGCTTTGGTGATAAACTCATTTTCGACGTTTTCGGGTATTTTTTAGCTTTTTACTTGTCTCCACCCCGTGAGAGATGTTAACCAATCCCTTTAAAATTAAGCATCCGACTAAATGAGGTATTTTTTATAATTCATTGTTAAAGTCATCTAATATACCCTTAATTTCGTCCTTATCTACGTTTACGTTGTAGTTGATTGTCGCGCTTGGTTCTTTTTGAGCGTCCCCAAACATCTTAGGGTAATACTTGCTTGCTTTCCATTTAAGGGTCTGTATCATAACATTAGCTACCGATGCCTCAATAGTTCCAATATGAACATCCTCCATTATTTCGTCAATCTTTTCATCAACCGACTCTGCCTTATCTTGAACAGCCTTTACATACAGGGCCGATAATTCATCATGATCTTGTTTCCACAATCGGAAAGTTGACCATGCTGGATAATGTTTTTCAGATTTTAAAACAGCTTTAATGTTTTGTCCATCTGCTATTTGATCGCATATTTCTTTACATAACTCGTAGTCGTATGTGCTTGGCCTTCCTGCTCCCATGTCTCTATAATATTAATGATTTCTTTTATACTTTGAAGTTTAAACCACTCTCCTTTTAAATGATGTTCCTTTAAATAATTATGAATAATAAACTCTAAGTCATAAGCTTGATTCACTTTTTTGACTAAAATCGTCTCAATGTCAAAAGGAAGTATTGCCTCTATGTCTTTTAACCTTCGTGAAGGATTACTAGAAACACCGATTTTATAAATATTATCGTCTTTTGATTTTATAATGTAAATACTGCTATTTGGGAATTTTACCTGGTTCACCTTTCGCGCATTATCCCTACGGTAATCATTTAGTTTTTTGGCTCTACTTCCTAAAACGTTTGCTTGACATTTTATTCGTTTTTTATACTTTGGGTTTTGTATTACCAAATCATATCGTGAAGTATCAATATCATCGGAGTTCAACCATTTCCAAAACGTCCTAGAAGATGGCATATCGCTATCCTTTAAAATTAGGTTAACTGATTGGCCTTGTTCTATCCTTTCACATATTGAATCAAAGATGCTATCTATCTGTTTTTTAGTGTAAGCCATGTCCTTTGTATTATTTTGCTAAGGTAGTTAATTAGTTGCTTTCCGATTGTTCTATGGTTTTGGTAGTCCTTGTTCGTGTTCTCCGCTTTCTAAATTAAAAAACCTCTCTAAAGGTGTTAGTCCTTGTCCGTCCTTTATATCACATAAATATAAACCTTCCTCTTTTAAACTGAAAAACTTATAGCTTAGTCCGTGATCTTTTATTAGGTCAAAGGTTCCGGCATCTAGTCCAATGTCTTTACTAGGTTGAAAAACTTTATAGTCAATCCGTTCTAGTGATTCCTTTGAGTATGTTTTTCCTGCTCCTGCTGGCTCTCCTTTTCGGTGGTTTGTATATCCAGGCCATCTATAATGCCTCTCAGTCTGTAAGGAATAAAAGTATATATCCGAAAATGCAATATGATCGTAGTTTTGTATTTGCTCAGTAATAAACCTCACAAAGTCCTCATTAAAAATATCGTCCGAACCTATGCAAATAACCGCGTCAAAATCTTGGCCTTTCATTAATTCAAATCCTTGGTGAAACTTATTCCAAAGAGGTATATTCCCTACTTTATAGCTTTGTAATCGTTCTGAGTAGCTTTCTAGTAGATTCCCATCCTCTTTGTTGGTATAACCATAGATAAAACATAAATCAATATCGGGCGCTAAATTATCCGCTACAATCATTAAGTAATCGAGGCATTTTTTTACTGTTTTATACCTTCCGTGCATTGCGCTTTGTACAATTATTCTCATAGTTTTAGCCTATTTAATAACACCTCATTTGTTTTAATCCGTCTAGCAGGAACGCCCGCCCAAATTTCAAAGGGCTGCATTTGTGCTTTTTTTGTTAGGCAGCTATTCATTCCTAGCATCGTTCCCTCTGGTAGTTCTAAATATTGATGAACTGAGCTGTTTAAAGCGATGTTACAATTTTCACTTAATACAACGTGTCCACCTATTGCGCAATGGCATGATAGAACACAATTAGCCCCTATAATGGCATCATGTCCGACGTGTGCGCCTTTCATTAACCAAACGTCCTCGCCTATAATAGTGGCTCTTTCCGTTCCGCTATCTATGGTACAATGTCCGAATAGTTTAGCCCCTTGTTTTATGTCTACTCCTTTATCCTCGGTAGCTCCTTTCTTTTCGGCAGGAAGTCCGATTAAGCAATATGGGCCAATTTCAACATCTCCCTCGATAATTACGTTCGGACCTATAATAGCTGTCGGGTGAATCTTGGCGTTTGGGCTAATCTGTTGCATTTTCCTTTTGTCGTATTACTGATAAAACCGCGCTAGGATATATTTCAATTCTATCTGAGTTATTATCTACCCGCTTATTAGTTATTATTGTCACCCCTCCTTGAATACTATTACCATCTCTTTTTTCTCCGACGCCTACTATTTCAGTATTTACCATTCTAAGATATTGAATCGTAAAGGTTTTATCGTCATTTTCCCAAATTGTACCGCTAAAAAAAGGTTTCATTTTTGAATAATGCGGTACGATCGTTCCGACTTGTTGCATTAATTCGTATGGTACTTCTGAGTGTACGGTAATTTCACCTAATTCAGGGTGTTTTACTGCGATTGTTTTTACTTGCATTAGTTTGTTATTTCTGATTTATACTTTTTCCACTTATACCCCCCTGCTGTCTTTTGTCGTCCGTCAATAGCTTTCCGTATTCCGATAGGGGCAATGTCCATTTCATAGGATGCTTCTATTATGCTTGGAAAGTGTTCTATTTCGTTTCCGTCGATATCCATTTGGACTACTGGAACGCGGTGTTTGTTTTCAGCCTTTCCGCATCCCTTACAAAGATTGTTTTTTATTGCGGGTTTTTCGCAATGGCATTTTATCCGATTCATTTAGTTGCACATATCCCCATAGATTGAGGTGTTTTGGTTAATATTGCACATATCCAATTGTTGTAGGCAATCAAAATGCCCTGTCTCTGCAACTTTCACAAAGCCCCCTAAACATTTCAATCTCTTCTTTATCATAGTCAAGCTCACAATTAGGGCATTTTAACTGTTCGCTTTGCCCTACAACAAAATGTAAACGCAATTGCTCGTATGCGTCTTTCGATAAATCAATTCCGTATGCGCTGCCTGTTTGATCGTGCTGTACTACAATTTCAAAGCCATCGTTCTTTGGATGTACTGTTACTGTTTCCGTATTCATAATAATATTTCGTTTAAATTATCCGCAACTGACGTTTACACAAACCGTTAGCGTTCATTTGCCACCACCACAGATTCACCCTTAATAGATTGGTCTACAAGTACATTATCTCTTGAACTCAATTGTAATGCTCTCACATTTACAGGCACGTCAATTATTGCATAACCATTATTCAAGTCTTGTACTGTTGTATCTTGGTAACTAATTGTTGCAATCAACTTACCTTCTTTGTTCGTGTTCAATTGAATCACTTCTAAATTTTCAATGTTTTCCATAATTTTAGTTATTAATGCCAACGCTCAAAAACGAAACGCTAACAAAGTGTATATGTAATAAGGCTAATTTAGTTCAGTTCTTCGGTTCAATGTACGTGCATAGCCTTACTACACATACACAAACCGTTGTAAAACATACTATCACAGGTCACCCACTTCTGAAAGTATATTTCTTAACACCTTAATTTGTGTATTTAATTCCGCAGCTTCTTTATCCATACTTGCAACTTCATCATCAGGGGTTGAGCTATCGTAATCTTTTTCATACCACATATTCACACAAAGATAAGCTGCTTCTTTTTGCTCCAAAGTACGTTTTACAACATTGGCTATATTGCATTGCTTTTCTGTGTGGTACAATTCAGCAAAGTGCATAAGAGTATTGTCAAATTCTTCTGGCTTTAGTTCTAAAGAATCTCTTTCGTTGTTAAGTAACTGTCTGTAATTTTCGCTTTTCATTTTAATCTAATTTTCGGTTAATATTCGCAACGACAACATAGCCGTTGCCGTTAGCGGCAATCACTTATTACTCTCGTATATCCCAAAATGTAAGGCGAGGTGATTAGTTAAAAGTGTTTCCGTGTGTTTATTCTCCAAAGCCCATCGGATGTCGTAGCGGTTCTTTAAATAGCTTCCGAGGCTTTTCTTTCCTGTCGATGGTGGTGTTTTATCTTGTGGCATTTTCCGTGAAAAATTTTACTAATAATTTCAAATGCTCTAGGTTGGTTATTGGTAGTACGTTCCCAATATCCCCTTCCTTATGGTTTTTCAATCGGACTAAAGTTGCATATCGCGTTTCTATGTCCCAATCAAAATAAAGGCTTTTAGTGATGTTTTTTGTTACTGTGGCGTAATCATAACCGAACTGGTCAAGATACTGCGAATCGTGTATCTCTTCGCGTTTAAAGCCTAAATCTATTACGTCCTTATATTTTATTGGTTCTTGCATTTTCCGTTTTTGGTTTACGCCCTAAAAGGCTCTGTTTTAAAATCGGTTACTTTCTTTCCGTGTTTTTTGGCTTCTGCTCGGATCTCGGCTTTTAAGTCTTGTCCAGTTGATGAGGTTACAAATACCTCGTTGTTGAAGTTGTTGGTGACTTTTATCATTAGTATTCTAGTCCGTGAAAATTATACAATTGATTCTCGATGTCTTCAAATATCTCATCCGTAATAATGTCTTGGATGTCCTCGCGCTTATGCTCGATTGAGGATATTTCTATGGTAGTTGGGTAGGGTGGGTCTGTCCGCGTTTCCGCTTGCCCCTCTTCAATAGTGTAGTGTACTGTTACTACTACTAATTTTTCTCCTAGTTCGATGTCTAGTGTCATGGTGTTTTGGGTTTAAATTCTAAGCAAATGTAAAATAATTTTTTTACATAAGTCAGTTGTAAAGAAATAATTTACAACTTACTATTGATTAACTGGTTTATCTCCTCAATCTGATTTGATAGGCTTACTACTAATTTGCTCATTGCTTTCCAGTCCGTTAAATGCTTATCTATCCGACCTTGGAGGCTTGCAATAGTCGTGTCCTTTAAGTGCGTTGGTTCGATGTATTTAAACTTCTCAATAGTCGGAGTATAGGCCGTTTCTAAATCGTTTATGTATTTCCGTAATCTAGGCTCAATTTTCATCCGATCTAATATTGCCGAGTTTCCGTGCATCACGGTTGCATGAGAGTAGTTTACAAATCCTCCGATAAGTTCAAACGGAACGTCATAGTGATATTTCCGCATTAGGTAGTAGAATGTTTGCCGGGCAAATACTACGGATAACTTCCGATTCCGTTCTTTTAATCTATCAGGCTCAATGTCCATGTACTGACATATAAAGTCAAAGGCATGGTTTAGCTTTTCTAGCTTTTGGATGTCTTGGTAATTCATTTGTTTTGGTGTTTATATTTATGTAAATTGGTAGGATATATGCAGTGTTGCACATATCCAATTGTTATACCCTATTTGCCCAACGCCCCCACAAATCTAGAATCCATAGCAAACGATTTACTTTTCTTTCGTATTTCTTGGGTATTTTATTTGGTCGGATAGAGTTATCTGAACCACTTAGTTTACGGCTCAGTTCACTCCATTTTATTAAGTCTTTACTCATGTGAATTTATTTTAATCCATTTTGTTTTTACACCCCTTCTTTGGTTTACAAAGTTTTTTGCTTGATTTAAACCACCTCTTGAGGTTATATAATTTCCATCCATTGAAATACACCATCTTTGATATGTTAAATCACCACCATCATAAAAAATAACGTCTAAAAATTCATTTCTCCAAAATTTATGATGATTAAAAGGTTTAGCGGTTTTCATATTCCGTATTTTGAAAGTATATGTTCAATCATTTTCTTTTCAGAATCTCCACAAGTAAATCCTTCAAAATGAAGTTGAACGCTGTGAGTATTTTTATACTTCATTGTCCACTCTACTAAATAAGTTTTTCCGTTAATGATAAAATCCTTAGTACCGTGAGCATCTGCAATTCTAACGCCTTCCATTCTATCAACGATTCTTGTTTGATTTGCAGATTCAAATTCTATTTTTATTTTTTCTGTTTGATATGTTACTATCTTTTTCATTTATTATCGTTTTGATAAATCAAAAATACAGCTTTCTGTATTAACCACCTAATAAAAATACACTTTTCTGTAAATTATTTTGCCGACCCTCAAAAAAACAGGGTATAACAACGCCTAAAAAGCATACCCTACGGGATACGCATTTTAGCCAAACCGTTGTACGCAATTACCAATTTTTGCCACAATCTTTGCAATGTATAACCCAATCGCCACCACCAACATCTATGCGTTCTGTATTTTCACAACTACAAATTGGTAACTGTTCGCTTCGCCCTACAACAACGGGTATAG